GACTTATGAAAGATTTAAGATTTAGACAAGGACTTTTGACAATTTGTAACTCTTTCAAATTGTTGAAAGCCCCTATCAGTTATGATGTTTCCACCATAACTCAAGTAAATCCTAAATCTCAAACTAAACAATTCGCCGATTTAATTCAGGATATAGCATCCCACTTTGAAACATTTATCAAAGGAAGGAATGTTACACCATTTGAATTAAAATCGTCCCACAATCCAATTTTCGTAACTCCAAAAGCTTCGGCCCAAGGGCCTAATGCGATTGGATATACGAGTATATTGGATGCAATAGCTTGTAATGAATCAAAATTAAAACCAATTCAAGAAGAAATGGCGAAATCTGTTTTCACAGATGAAGCCTATTCAACTTGGATCAATTTATATAATGATTCTCTTTCTGAGAAGAATCCTGATACCAAGTATACAGACTTCACAGGTCGACTCCATTTCCTTCAAGAAGGAGGTGGGAAGACTCGCGTGGTATGTATTCCTGATATCTGGACACAAACTGTACTGAAACCTATTCATGACTATCTTATGAAAGTCTTGAAGAAGTTTCCTTGTGATGGTACATTTTCCCATACTCTTATTGCTAAGAGAGTAAGAAAATATACAAACACTGGAAAGCTATTCTGTTATGACTTAAAAGCCGCAACAGATAGGATGCCAGTAGATTTACAAGAGGCAATTATGGATAAATTGCTTCCTGCGAATCTAAGTAAAGTTTGGAAGACCCTTTTAGTTGATAGAGATTTCAACTATCCGGGAGGACAATTACGTTATGCGGTAGGGCAGCCTATGGGGATGTTATCCTCATGGGCCGCCATGGCCATAACGCATCATGCCATAATCAACTACTGTAAGAAAGATAAATCTTTCTATGCAGTAATTGGAGATGACATGGCTATTGCTAGTAAGCGTGGCGCGGAGAGATATGAGACTGTTTTATCAGAACTAGGTATGGAAATCTCTCACGAGAAATCCATAAAAAGTACTGATAAGGTCAATCTCGGTGAGATCGCCAAAAGATTATTTATTAATGGCGGTGAAATTTCACCTATCCCTCCGGACATTCTAATAAAATCGACGGGAACCTTAATTGGTTTCCTAGAATTTATTAGAGTGTTTTCCGAGAAGCTCCACCATTCAGATCCTGGTGGTTTTTCCGACTCTGAGTATCAAGCTGTTCTTGGACATCTGTTTCACAACAGTAAGTTCAATAATGACTATGATGCTCATGTTCTTCTGACATGTCCCGCACTGGAACACTTTAAAGTGCTCCCAACTATCCCTCCCCTTTCGGGGATGAGGAGTCCTTGGAGGACTGATCAATCAGCAAACTTCAAAAGAAGATTGTTGAATGATCTCGACCAATTCATTTTGGAAGAG